AAAGTTCGCCTGGCAATGCGGCGCCGCAGGCTGGACGTGATTTAGGTTTTTGAAAAAGGAGTTTGGTATGTCGTTACGAGAAAAGCTTGAAAAACGCGCCAATCTGATTCGCGAGGCGCGCAGCATCTTGGAAAAGGCGGAAAAGGAAAACCGCGACCTGGTGCAGGAAGAAGAGAATCGCTACAACACGATCATGGACGAGGCGAATGTCTTGACCAAACAGGTCGAACGAGAAGAACGCCAGATGGCGATGGAACAGCAGATCGGGCAGGCGTTTGGGACCTCCGGGCAGCGGCCTGAACCAGGGAACGGCGCGAGCGGCGGCGAGGAACGCGGCGGGTTGGAGAGCGAGGCGTACGGCGCGGCTTTCCGCTCGTTTCTCCACAAGCGCCCCCTGGCCGAGCGGGAACGGCGCGCGCTGGCTTCGGACGTGGACACAATGGGTAATTACATGGTGGCGCCGATGCAGTTTATCCGCAGCATGATTGTCAAAGTGTCTGACCAGGTCTTCATCCGCAAGCTGGCGACCGTTTACACGCTGTCTGGGTCGGACAGCATGGGCGCGCCCAGTCTGGACGCTGACCCGGCCGATGCGGATTGGACCTCTGAAATTGGGACCGGCAGCGAGGACAGCAGCCTGAGCTTTGGCCAGCGCGAGCTGAAACCGTATGCCCTGGCCAAACGGATTAAGGTGACCCGCAAACTGCTGCGCCTGGCGCCGGATGTTGAGTCGGTGATTTTGGAACGGCTGGCGTATAAGTTCGCCATTTCCTGGGAAAAGGCGGGCATGACCGGGCACGGGCGCAACCAGCCTTTGGGCGTTTTCACCGCCAGCAGCATGGGCATTTCCACGGCGCGTGATATGTCCACGGACAACACCACAACCGCGATCACGGCCGACAACCTGATCAACGTTAAGTACAACCTGAAGGGGCAGTACTGGCCGCGGGCGCAGTGGATTTTCCACCGCGATGCGGTGAAGATGTTGGCCAAGCTGAAGGACAGCACCAACAATTACCTGTGGAAGGAAAGCCTGCGGGTGGGCGAGCCGGACCGTTTGCTGAATTTCCCGGTGAATATGAGCGAATATGCGCCAAACACCTTCACAACCGGCCAGTATGTGGGCATTTTGGGCGATTTCAGTTACTACTGGATCGCGGATGCCCTGAATATGCAGGTGCAGCGCCTGGATGAACTGTATGCCGAGACCAACCAGGTGGGCTTTATTGCCCGCTTTGAAACGGACGGCATGCCGGTGCTGGAAGAAGCGTTTTCGCGCGTTAAGCTGGCCTAAGCCATTATGCTGCCGGGCCGGGGCGGCCTGGCCTGGCAGCCTACCAAAAGGAGTTTACGATGGGAGAGTTATACAACAACCTTTTAGCCGCGCAAAGCCTGGCGCCTGCGGCCCGCACAGCGACGGCGAACGGGACCGGGGTGGACCTGTCCGGGTATCACACGGCACTGGTGCTGGTGGATGCTGGATCCTGGACAGACGGGACACACGCCCTCAAATTGCAGGAGTCGGACGACAACAGCACCTTTACGGATGTAGGCGCGTCTGACTTGATTGGTTCGGCTCCAACGATCAGCTCGAGCGGAACCGCCAGTAAGATTTACAAGTTTGGATACAAAGGTATCAAGCGTTATGTGCGCGTGGTGACCACGGTATCCGGAACGACAACTGGCGCTGTATACAGCGCGATGGTGCTGCGCGGAAATCCGCGCAAGGCGGCCGTGTAAGCTGATGGACGCATGCCCCCTCTCCGGTTTGTCCGGAGAGGGGGACTAGGAGTGAGTTATGAGAATAAAAATGAAAGCGTTGTGCGCTGGGCCGGAGGGTGTTTTATCCCCTGAGCAGGTGGTGGAGGTGGATAAGGTGTTTGGGCAGGCGCTGGTGGCGGGCGGGTATGCGGTGGAGATGGGCAGCGAGAGCAGCCCGGCCGCTGCGCCAAAAGCAAAACGTGAAAAAGCTACGGTGCATCTGGCGGCCGAGACGGCCGACGAGGTTTAAGCATGAGTACGCTGCGTGTGACGACCCAACCGGCTGAGGAGCCGGTGACGCTGGCCGAGGCTAAAAGCCACCTGCGGGTGGATATCAGCGAGGATGATGCGCTGATCGGCGGGCTGATTAAGGCGGCGCGGGAAACGGCGGAGGTGTACTGCCGCCGGGCGTTTGTGACCCAGACGCTGGAGCTGGTGCTGGAGCGCTGGCCGTGCGGCGGGACGATTGAGCTGGGGCGCGGTCCGGTGCAGAGCGTGACGGGCATTACGTATAAGCTGCTGAGCGGGAGCGTATTGACCCTGGACAGCGGCGCGTATGTGGTGGGGCTTAACACGCAGCGGATCAGCCTGATGCCGGGGTATGCCTGGCCGAGCGATACGCTTTACCCAGTAGAGCCGGTGCGGGTGACGTATACGGCCGGGTATGGATCAGCGGCGGCGGTGCCGCAGGCAATTAAACAGGCGGTTTTGCTGCTGGTGGGGCTGTTGTATGAGCAGCGCGAGGCGGCGGCGGAGCGGCCTGGGCAGGAGATTCCGTTTGGGGTGAAGTCACTGCTGGGTACGGTGCGGGATGTGAGGTATTAGGGATGAAAGCGGGCAGCTTAAACCAACGGGTAACGATCAAAGAAAAAAGTATCAGCTCGGACGGGGCGGGCGGCCGGGTGGAAACCTGGACGGCCCGGCTGACTGTGTGGGCGAGCGTGGAACCGCTGAGCGGGCGGGAACTGCTGATGGCGGCCGCGATGGGCAGCGAGACTACGGTGCGGGTGCGGATGCGTTACCTGCCCTGGGTGAGCCCTAAACATATTTTGACGGTGGAGGGGCATACCTACCAGATAAACAGCGTGGTGGATGCGGCGCTGGGACACAAAGAGCTGGTGCTGGAATGCAAGGAGAGCAAATGAGCCGTGTGCGGATTATGAGTGAGATTAAATATAACCGGTTTGATGAACTCGCCAGGCGGATGCCAGATGAGGTGGAAAAAAGTATTGGGCGGGTGGCGCGGTCCACCGCGGCGGATATGCGCGACCGGGTGCCGGTGCGCCACGGGCTGTTGAAAAAGAGCATCCATGTGATTAAGGCGGAAATGGCAAATAAAGGCCTGGTTGGTTTGGTGATTGGAATTGGCGATAGAAAAGCGTACCACGGGCATTTTGTGGAGTTCGGCACGGTCAAGATGTCTGCCAGACCCTTTATTGAGCCCGCTGTGCAAGCTGGACAGGAGATGTTTGAGCAGGAAATGAACGCGCTGGAGGAGCGGCTTAAATGAGCAGCGAGTTAATTGCTGACCTGTGGCTGGAGAGTGTGTTAAAGGGCGACGCCGCGCTGATGGCCCTGGTGGGCGGACGGATTTACAGCGAGGAGGCGGAAGACCTGACGACGCCGTTTTTGGTGTGGAATGTGATGGCGGATAACAGCGTACAGACGATTAACAACGAGATTGTGAATTACGACTCGGTGTATTTTATCAAAGCCGTGGACAGCCAGCCCTTGTATACGACCGGGGCGGCGATTATGGACCGGGTGCGGACCCTGCTGCACAAAAAAAGCGGCAGCGTTTCGGGCGGCGGGAAGGTGCTGAGCTGTGTGCAAGGCGAGCGGGTCCGGTACTCCGAGGTGTCCGACGGGGTGGCTTACCGGCATTACGGGCATAAATATGAAATCAAAACACAGGAGTGAGGTGAAATATGGCGGATAGTTTAACCGGAAATCAGGGCGTACAGTTGGGTTTAGAGACCACGATTGGCACGGCCGTGGCGGCGAACAAAAAATTCTTGCTGACCGATATACGGCCAGCCGTGAAAGCGGATACCAAAAATTTTAAGAGCCAGGGTTCTAAATTCCCATCGACCGTGGTAACGGGGAAAGAATCGGTGGAGGCCAAGGTGGAGGGCCAGGGCAATTATATGGACCTGACCTATCTGCTGGCCAGCCTGGTGAACAAACCGACGCCGGTGCAGCAGGGCGGGACGGCAGCGCAAAAGTGGACGTTTACTTCTAACCCGAGCGCGCCGGATACGACAGCCAGTTATACGATTGAACAAGGCGACGCCACGCGAGCGCGCCGGTTCGCTGGTGCGGTGCTGGCCGGGCTGACGATGGCCTTTTCCAGGGATAATGTCAAATACAACGGGACTATGATGGGGTTTGCGCTGGAAGACGCCATCACCATGACGGCATCGCCCACAACGATTGCCAAACAACTGCTGCTGCCAACGCATGTGGATTATTACCTGGCTGCCACCTACGCGGGGTTGAGCGGGGCCACCGTGCTGGGGAGAACCTGGGCGTCTGAGTTTGCCCTGACAGACCGTTTTCAATTTATCTACCCACAGGGGCGGGCTTACGGTACGGGGCCAGCCGGGATTGTGGAAAACTCGAACCCCAAATTAAACGCCAAGCTGACGATGGGGGCGGACGCGATTGGGATGGGGCCGTTGACCAACCTGCGGGCGAGCAGCACGCAGTTTTTGCGGATCAAGGCGACCGGGCCGCTGATCGCGAGCACCTATTATTACACGCTGCAAATTGATGTGTGCGTGGGGGTGGGCGGGGTAAGCGATTTTAAGGATCAGGAAGGGGTGTTTGCCCTGGAATGGCAGTTGGAAGGGGTGGTGGATGACACCTGGGGCAAGGCCTTCCAGATTGAATTGACGAACAGTTTGGCGGCGCTATGAAAGCAAAAATTACACTGGACCGTTTTTTGGAAACGACCCGGCAGATCACGGTTAAGCATGAGGATGTTGCATTTGATGTGCTATACCGGGTGAATGCGGTGACATTTGATTTGCTGGGCATGAAGTATCTTTATGAAATGCTGCCCAAGCTGATTGTGGATTGGGAAATTGGCGACTCGGAAACAGGCGAGACCCTGCCGGTGACGGAAGAGGTGTGCAAAAAGCTGCCAGTGCCGTTACAAAGGGCGCTGTTTGAGGCGTGTGTGGAGGATGCGCGCGGACCAGGAAAAGACGAAAAAAACTAATGGTGCACTGGCTGAGTAAGCCGGAACTGTTTGAAAAGCCAGTGCATTTAGCGCGAATTAAACATTTTGTGGATGTGTGCCGGTATGCGGGCATACCGGTCTGGGAGATGAGCAACGCACCGATTGGATGGCTTGACGCCTATGCTTTTGCTTACGCGGTTGAAAATGGTTTGAACAATGTAGAGGTGGTGGATCATGACGATACAAACGGCTAAAATGCTGGTTTCAATCCAGGCGGATATCGCGGATGTCAAAAAGTTCGTGGAAGCCGGGAAACAGATTGAGGATACCAACGAAAAAACAAAATCCTCCTCAGCGGAAGCCGGCGAGGTGTTGGATGACCTGTTCAGCTCGTTTACGGGGATCAGCATCGCCTCATTGGGCACCACGGCCGGAATTGCGGCCGTGGCTGCCGGTCTGATTAATATGACAAACGCAGCCGGCGAGAGCGAACTGGCAACGGTACGGCTGGACGCAGTGTACCGGGCCACCAATGGCGCTGTTGGATTAACCCGCGAATCGCTGGACGACCTGGCTAACTCGATGATGTACGCCACGGGGGCAGATGATGAGATGCTGGCCGGGGCAGAGGCGATATTACTGACCTTTGACAAGATCCAGGGGGACATCTTCCCACGAACGATGAAAGCAGCCGCTAACCTGGCGGCGGTGATGGGGGGTGATATGGTCGGGGCTGTGGAGATGCTGGGTAAGGCGCTTTCGGTTCCGGAGACGGGTTTTGCCTTGTTGAAACGGGCCGGGGTAATTTTTACCGAGCAGCAGGAGACCATGATTAAGACGATGGCAGAAGCCGGGGATGCGGCCGGGGCGCAAGCAGCGATGCTGGATGTGCTGGAAAAAAAGATGGGCGGGGTGGCGAATGCGATGGGGAACACCTATGCCGGAGAGGTGAAAAAGCTGCAAACCTCTTTTGAAAACCTGAAGGAAACCCTGGGGGGCGGGTTACTGCCCGAATTGACCAAAATCCTGACCGGGTGGGATTATATCTTAAACTGGCAGGGCAAGGTTTCAGCGGCTACCACTGAACATAGTATGGCGATCTTAAAAACGACTGATTCCTATGAAGCGTATATAAAGCAGATTTGGGATTATTTGGACGCGGCGGGTGCGGTTGAGGCAAGCGATAAACATTATCTGCGTAATTACGGAGAGATGGATAAGCTGATACTTAAATATGGGGCCTGGACGCGTGAGCGGTTTGATAAAGAACGGGCGCAGGTTGCACTATCCGTGGAGAAGTCCGCCAAGCTTAAATATGAAGGGGAGGCGATGACGTTTGCCCAGAAGCGCCTGGATGAGTACTTGGCTCTGGCAGCCAAGGCGCCTGAGATAGTAGCCGCGCAGACCAGCGCTTTGAGCAAACAGGCTGGTGAATGGTTGAATTTGGCGCAGAGTATTGGCGGCGTGACGCGGGCGCAGGTGGGACAATCAGCCATTGACTTTTTGAGGGAAGAAATGGCCGGAAAATCGCCTCAAGAACAAGCCCAAATGCAGGAGATGATCAATAAGACGGCTTTAGACTTTGGGATTATCACAAAACAAGAAGCGGAATGGGCTACAGCGCGCCAAAAGTTAAAAGAAGCTTATGACCAGGGCGTAATAAACTGGAAAGAGGTGCCCGAGGCGTTTGATATGGCCAGGAAGCAAATTGAAACGTTTGGCAAAGTCGATATGGGCGCTATTTTCAGCGGCTTGATTGAAAACGCGGGTACGAGCGGCCGAAAGCTGGGCGATGTTGAAGCAAGTATTAAGCGGTTGATAAACCTGGATGGCACAGAAGTTACTTTTTATGTGGATGTGGTTACGACCGGGGCCTTTCCAAGCAGCAATCCGGGGGTCAATCCAACGACCATTGGGATATCCGGAAAAGACGAGCGGCATGGGTCCAGCAGCAGCTCGAGCAAATCGGGCAGTTCGGGGGGCAGCGCGACCAACACGGGGGCCAACAAAGGGCCAGGGTTTGCAGGCGGCGGCCGGACGAGCGGGGATGTGAGCGGCGGCGGGGTGAAAGTGTACGGGCCGATCCATATCCAGGCGGCGGCCGGGGATGACCTGGGTGGGATTTTACGGAGGTTGAAACGATGAGCCTGACACCTACAGGGTATGGAAGTTTTACGTTCAGTCCAAAATACAGCGCGGTGATTGATGAGGACGCGCCGCTGAGCGGGCGGGGCAGCGTGCTTTCGGTGCAGCGCACGAATAACTGGCCGGTGTATGCCGGCAAACTACTGGAGGGTATAACCCTGCCGGTTAACATCTTTTGGAAAGCAGGCAGCGGGGGAAGTTTTGAGGAACTGAAGGCGGCCATGCTGCTGACCGAGGCGGCCGCCAAACCCCTGACGCTGACGGATGGGAGCCGAGATTGGTTTTATGAGGCGGCGGTGCTGGGGTTTGAAGACCTGGGGCCGGGGTATGTGACGGCGCTGTTTTATGTGGCGGAGCCGATTTTACAGGCGGCCAGCGTGACGAGCGCCAGCAAAACCGTGGCCAGCGCGAGCGATACGCTGGGGGTGAGCTCGGCGGGGACGATCCCAACGCGGCCGCTGCTGATGATTACGGCCAATGCCGCCAAGGCGGTGGCGGGGGTTTACCAGAATAAGATTGCGGCGATTATTTATAACAAGCTGGCCGAAAAGCTGACACGTTACCCGCTGGACGTGGTGAGCGCGGGGCTGAACACGGTGGCGCTGGTTTCGGGGGGCTTCCTGCAAGCCAGCGGGGTGGACCTGCGGGTGTTTGTGGATGGGGTGGAGAGCCCGCGTTACCTGGGGGCGATGAACACGGCGGGCACGCGGGTGTGGGTGAATTTGGATTTCCAGCCGGGGCAGTCGGCCAAGCTGGGGGCAACGATGGGGGCCGGGGATACGATTGGAAGTTTGCAGCTTAAAAAGGAAGCGGCCAGCAAGACGTTCTTAAACAAAATTCCAACGGCGGGGGCGGTGCTGATTGATGCGGAACTGTTTACCTATACGGGCAAAGATACGAAGGCTTACACGCTGACGGGTGTGGCCAGGGCGCAGCGCCTGACGAGCGCGGCCGGGCACAGCCTGGGGGCGGCGACCTGGTGGGTGGAGCACGATATTAGCCTGGTGTACGGCAATGCTTCGGCGTATGCCGGGGATACCTACGATAACCAGGATGCGCGCATGCCGACCTTTAACCTGAGCAGCTCGTCGAACGGGAGCTGGGTGTACAGCGAGTTTGCGGACGCGGCCAAACAGCGCAGCGGGGCGTGGATCAGCCAGGTGAATAAAAAGAAGTCGGCGGCCACGTTTTGCAGCAGCGCGGACCCGAGCGCGGACGCGGATGCGATCAATGACCCGGTGATTTACCCAGGGCTGTATATGCGGACGTCTAAAAAGGGGGCGAAGTGGCAGCCGGAGGACGCTGAGCTGGAATGGCGGCTGAATAACCCGGTGGGAATAACCGGGATTGCGGCGAGCGGCAAAAAGAACTTTTTGCACGATTGGCCCAAGATGAAATTGAAACGGGCGGCCGGGGGCGGGTGGAAGGATGCCTACAGCGAAGCGGCCGGGAGCCCGAACTCCTGGCAGGCCTGGAGTATGTCCACCTCGTTTGCTTCGACGGATACGATCCGCTGGCTGATGGACGGGTCGATACCTGGGAAGGATTCGTTCTCTTATTGGGGGATGGGGGCGGCGACGGTGACGATTGACGCGAGCAAGGTTCCGGTGATTCTGGTGATTAACCCGGGAGCGATTGCCAATAATTATCCGCTGAGCGCGGTGATCACCAACCAGGCGAGCGGGGAGCAGCTTTGGATCAACTGGCCGGGGAAAGTCGGCGAGACGCTGACGATTGACTGCGTTAATAAACTGGCCTGGAGCGCGAGCATGCCCAATGCCAGCATGTGTGTGTCCACGCCGGATATCCGCCAGCACTGGATGCAGATTTTACCAGGGGCCAATACCCTGGCTTATTACGACCCGGACACGGTGAACGTGACATTTGGGGTGCAGTTCAGGGACAGGCAAGCATGAGCATTATTTTAGTGTTTGACTACACGGGCGCGAAGCTGTATGAGCTGGAGGCGAATGTGCGCCGGAGCTGGGCGCTGAACCAGGAAGGCGACGCGGAGTTTGCGCTGAGCCTGTACGACCCGAAAATGCGCGAGGATTTGATCCGCTTCGGGAACTGGATTGTGGTGCGTGACAACCGGCTGCCGGACTGGGTGGGCATGATTGAACCGGACCGGACCTGGTCGGTGGGCATGGTGGGGGTGACGGCGTACAGCGCGGAGCGGATTTTCCGCTACCGGCGGATTGTGGATGACAAGAAAAAAGGGGGGCCGGGCGAGCTGGCCAAATGGGCGCTGGGGCATGTGAATGCCGGTGGGATCAGCCTGGGCTTCGGGGCGGTGGATAACAGCGGGGAGGCGCTGGAGGAGCCGGTGGGTGAGACCACGGTGGCGGATTTTATCTCCGGGCTGATCAGCAAGACCAAATACGAGCTGATGGTGGAGCCGGTGCTGAACGGGAATAATTTGAGCCTGACGGCGAGCTGGTCCAAAAAACTGGGGTGGGATACGGGGCTTTTACTTTCGGAGGGGGTGCATTTTAAGGCGGAGCAGAGCGTGCTGGTGGAGCAGGGCGAGATTTATAACGACCTGTTTGGGATCAGCAACGCGGCGACCAGCCAAAACCGGAAAACGAGCACGGCCCGAAACGCGGAGTCGGCGCGGGTGTATGGGCCGCGTTCCGGGGTGGTGAGTTTTGATAACTCGGAAGCGGGGTCGGTGGAAACGCTGACGCGCACGGCGGTGGCCAAGGCGGCCTGGCCGAGGCGGACGGTGGCGCTGAACCTGATTAACGTGGCCAGCCACATGGCGCAGTGCCGGGTGGGGAACGTGGTGACGGTGGAATTTTTCAGCCTGGGCTTTACTGGCGCGGCGGCGGGGTGCCGGTTCAGGGCGCGGATTTTGGGAGCGGAGTTTGATGACGCGGCGCAGACGCTGCGGATTGCCGCGGATGAGGTGAGAGACGATGCCTAATTCAATTGAGAGACTTTTGGTGGAAGGGAACTTTCTGGACCGGATGACGGCGCTGGAGGCCCGAGTTAATTATTTGATGCGGCGGGAGACGGTGGTGGATGCGCTGTCTGACCTGACGCCGGAGCTGGGGGAGGTGAATTCCGGGCGGTTGAAGTTCGGGACGGATACGGACCTGGGCTCTGGCTTTTCCGGGGTGATGGGGGGCTTTCCGGGGGTGGATCTGGACACTCCGGACGGGGTGAAGACGTTTTTGATCGCGGCGATTATGGCGGATGCCCTGGGGGCTGGGTTTACGGACCAGGGCGAGCTGTACGCGCAGGCGGGGAAAATTGCGCAGTGGGTGCTGGATAATGACCTGCTGCGGTCGGCGAATTTTGGGATTGTGCTGGATGCGATCAATGAGCAGATCAGCGTGGGGAGTACGGGAAGCAAACTTATCATTGACGGGATTGGTAAGGCTTTCAAATCGAGCAATTATGTGCCCGGTGCTTCTGGTTCTTACCTCGATGCGTCTGGTTTTTTTGAGACTGGGGATGGACTTTTCAGAGGGTCTATATCCTCCGTAGTGTTCAAGAAAGACCTGCTTTCGGCCCATGCCGGGGGTATGATTATTTCAAAAAGTGCCGGGATGCTTTCCATAGATTACACACCGGGTGGACAGCTCGAGGTTCAAAATACCTTGGACTCCTCATGGCTCTTTGATACAGGGGATATTGTACGGCTGGCCGATGGACTAAATACCACCTGGTTATCGGTTACCCAGTTGGGCGCAGGGAATGAAAATAAATATTCTGTCTCTTTTCTTCATGGCTCAAATACTACAACCTTTCTAAAAGGATCCACAGTGGTGGACTATGGCCCGGCGGGTTCTTCGTTCCTCCAGATGCAAGCTGGCAGCGGGAACACAATGGGCAGTTATTATGCCCTGCGGTCGCATTCTGGGCAGCCGTGGACAGATCAAATTGAGCATGTCCGGATTGGGGATCTCAAGGGCTTATTGAATTACCCTAATTCAACCATAGGAATGATCATAGGAAATTCTAATTCTTATTTAGCCTATGATCCTACAAAAGGCCTTCAGATAAAAGGTTCTGTCCAGCTCACTAATCAATCAGGCTCTTTGTCCGATGCCCTGCGGCTTGATGGTCTGCTTTACTCTCTCATTCATTCTGCAACCATCGGATCATACTCTCGGTCATTCAAGTTCGGTATGGTGAATGACTCCGGCGTTCCGGCTGGGGTACTAGATTATTTTGACTCCAACGCCGGAACCAACCTGCTGACCGTGAACCCTGGGTTTGAGGATTCTACACTAACACCCTGGACAGTCTCACTCGGAACGGTAGTTCAGTCCACCACCCAAAAGTATGAAGGGTCAAAGTCTGCAAGGATGCAAGTCTATTGCACCAGACTCTATTTAGGGGATGACATATTCAATGTCACAAATTCATCCCTCCGCAGTACATCCTTAGCGGTTACCGCCGGGGCCGTTTATGACTTTTCAGCTTATTATTACAAGGATGCTGCGGTATACACCTCAGCCAATACACTATTATTGAGTGTGGAGTGGTACAACGGCGGGACACTTTTAGCAGTCAGCACCCCAGCCAACTGCCCGACCACGGGATCTTGGGATAAGGCCTCCCTGTCCGGTCTCCAAGCCCCTACAGGTGCAACATCAGCTAAAATTTTGATGTCTCATTCCATAGACGGCGGATCAGTCGGGTACTTTCCCGGTGCGCCTAATGCCTTCTATCAATATGTTTATGTGGATAAAGTTGACTTTCACGCCACGGCTAATTATACGGCTCGGATGAAGGTCAGTGACAATCAATTTACTTTCAGCAAGCCTGTAGCAGTACCTTACGGGTACACCATGCCAACGGCGCCGACCCGTGGCTTTGCCATGAATGATAAAGGTATTCTGTATTGGGGCGAGAATGGATCATGGCTCCCGGTCTGTGGGACCAAGAATATGACTCTTTATGTCTCTACAACGGGTACAGATGACCTAAATCATGGCCACGCTGGCGGTTCAAGTGCTTTCCGCACGATCAGCTATGCGGTCAACCAGATTCCCACTTCTTATACTGGGGTGGTCTATATTATGTTGGAGTCAGGTTCATGGTCAGAGAATGTATGGATTAGTGATAAAGCCTGTATGATTCATATTTATGGCACTTTGACCGCCGTGGCCACCCGAACCGAAACTATTTCATATGATGGGACTACAGGCTGGGGGAACGTTCCGAGTGTCTCAAACGGTAATGGTGATCGTATTATCACTGTTATTAATCGGGGAACCTTTATAAATCACCCCTACATGGGGGGAATGAGTTCGAATATCATAGGCCACCCTACAAACGGAGCATACACTGAATCTTTACAATACACAGAATATCAATTCGCCACTAATCTAAATTCCAGCACCATCTATGTCACAAATTCCAAAGCTGTCTCACTCCACAATCTGAATGGTGGATCTTCTAATGTAGCCGTTTGGTATAAATCCACTTTGTTTGTGGATTCATGCCGCTTTCAGGACATCCTCCCGGCTCATGGCAGCTATGTGGATATAGCCCGATCTTTTGTCAGAGCTCTTTCCTGTACTCAAGGATGCACCGGGGCCGCAGCTATTTCATTTATAGGGATCACCTCCAATATAGCAGCATGGTACAACTTTGTAACCTCTGGAAATGCCTCCAATATAGTCTTGAGGACTGTCATGTTAGGGATGGTCACTCCAAACACGGGTCAGCGGTGTTGTAGTCTGTACTGTTCAGAAGATTCCTCCATAAATGTATGGTGTAACACAATAACAGCCCTAAATAGCGGCTTAAATGTCTTTGTAAATTTCAACAGTGGGGCTGGAGGCACTTCTGTTGGGGTTTGGGCCGACACATGTTCAGCCGTGACAGGTTATGCGGAAAATTCCACTTGTAAATTTTATGGAACCTGGACCACCAAGACTTCGGCGGGGGCCAGCAGCTTTGGTTTTATAGGATAAGCCTATGAAAATTATTTTCAACCCAAATGATGGAACTATCCTGCAATGTCTGCGGGACGCCGATGCGCTGTGGCTGCCGGCGGATAACGGAACGGCCCTGACGTTGGTGATTGAGGAGATCCCGGCCAATGTGGATCTGATGTGGGATCTGCTGGCCTACGGGCAGATGAACCGCTTTGACAGCCAGGGCCGGCAAAAATATTATGTTGAGGGAGGGGAATTGTATGAGGTGGATGACTGGAAGGAGGAAGCGGGATGGCTAAAGTTACAGTTCACAAAACTGATACCACAAAGCGAGACAGACGCGCGCAGCGTTTAGAAAAATGCAAGGCGGCGCTGGCGGCCCAGGCGGGCAAACCGTGGGCGAAGCTGACGCAGAAGGAGCAGATCCTGGCGCTGGCTTTGGCGGCGGGGCTGATTGACGATAACGGTAATTTGGATTTGAGCACTTTGGAGGATTAGATGGTAAAGCTTAAACATTGGCCGGTGCAAATGGATGCTGTGGTGACCCAGTTGTTTGGGGAAAACCCAGGGGTGTATAACGCGGCCTGCCGCGGCGACGGGAGCCATAACGGGGTCGATTTTGGGATTGTGCTGGGTACGGCGGTGTATGCGGTGGATGATTGGACGGCGGCGGTGGTGGGGGAGGATGATACCGGCTACGGGAAACGGATTGTACTCCAGCATGAGGGCTATGCCAGCCTGTACGGGCATTTGAACGGTTTTTGCATCACGGCGGGCCAGTCCGGTAAGGCGGGGGAGCTGATCGGTTACTCCGGGAATACGGGGTGG